ATTATATATTTATATTTAATATATATAAATATATATAGTATAATTATATATTTATATTTAATATATAGACCCGAATAATATTTTAAAAGATTTGTTAAGAAAATATTGATATTAATATAAATGAATTATAATTAATTTGTTAATATTTAAAATAATAAAATATATTTATATAATATATATAAATGGATTTCTCAAAAGATATTAAAAAGAATAAACCCACAATGAGTGAAGGCTCAATTAAAACTTACAATAGTTTATTGAAGAGTATTTATAAAAATGTTTTCAATGATAAAGACAAAGTTGATATTGATGATTTAAAAGATGATAAAAAAGTTATGGAGTTTTTGATGAAAAAACCCTATGGAACTCGTAAGACTTATTTGGCCTCGCTTATTTCAGTTCATCCTGATTGTGAAGAATACAAAAAACAAATGTTAGTTGATATTAAAGAATATGGAGATGAGACCAATAAATCAAAGATGACTAATAAATTAATGGAGTCCGCAATTTCAAAAGAAGAGATTGATGAAATTGTTGAAAAAGCAAAACACACTGCAGAACTATTATATAAAAAAAAGAATTTAAAAATATCTGATTTGATGGAAATTCAAAACTATATTATAATAAGTTTATATTACAATCACGTAGTGCCACGCCGAGCACTCGATTATGTAGCCATGAAGTTTAGAAACTATACAGAAGATGATAACTACATCGATTTTAAAAAGAATCGTTTTGTTTTTAATAAATTCAAAACAGCTCAAAAGATGGGGCAAGAACTTAAAGGCCAACAAACATTAGATATTCCAATGAGTCTTCGTAAAATTTTGGTTAAATGGATTTCAATTATTCCGGCTGAAATAGATCATCTTTTGTTTTCATCAGTGTTTAAACCACTTACTAATGTCACACTTAATCAAAGGTTGAACTCATTGTTTAAATCCAAAAAGGGTGTGAATTCATTAAGACACTTTTATTTATCTAGTAAATACAAAGAATTAATGATGGCAAATGAAGTTATGGGAGATGACTTTGAAGCTATGGGGTCGAGTATAGCCCAAGCTAAAAATTACATAAAAATTAATGAATAAAAATAATCTTTTATTATTCCTTTACACCTACAATAGTAAATATAAAATTAGCATGGAACGGACTCATCGCACTAAAAGCCGTTGTACCAAGTGGGATTGCGGTTAGCGTCAAATCTACAATATCTTTGGTTTTTAAAAAGGTGGTTACACAAGACGCCATTGTTCCAATCGTTCTTACATCTGAGGTTGGAGTTGGTGATGCATAAAACGAACCTAATGTTGCAATTTGATTTTGTCTATTTGACGCCGTTAAAGATAATTGATTTATGAAATCAAAGCCTTCCATTTGGATAATGAAAGCCGAATTGGTCGCATTTCCGACTGGTGTATGCCAAGTTACACTTGATAAAAAAATGTTGAAGCGGTCATATTTATCCCACATTGACCTACACACTTGACGCAAATCTATGTTTTTAAGTGTGAATGTCGTATAGTTCGTATCACGCACTCCCAAGTTCGTTTCGGTGGTTGTAAGTCCAAACGGATTAATAAAAAGTTGTGCCTTTTCCACTTCATAAATGGGTTTTACAAAAAAACCGATTTGAAAACCAGGTGCTGTTCCTGTAAGTGAAACAGTAGTTGGACCAGTGTTTTCACTATTACGATACGCAATTGTAAGCGGGACATTATCGCCGTCTTTTTTGAATTGGACTGGAGCAACTGGGTACGCCATATCAACAACAAAACTTGAACCAGTTGTAGGAAGTGTTAAAGTTCCAAGAATTGCGTTTTCGGAATTTAACATCAGTCCTGAGGTCGCATTGCTTTGTTTTGTTCCATTATTTACAAAATTAAGTCCGCTTATTTGAACTGGAACAATACGAACATCGCCAGTAACCGTGCCTGTTCCACGCAATGAAATCATCGCCATTTGTATTTCAAAATTATCGTGTTTATCCCAAAACAAGTTACACAATCTTCTCATATTAAAATCTGGATATGAGTATATTGTTCTATTTGTGGGTACATCTCGTTTTATTAAACCAGTTAAAGTGGGTGTTGAATTGAATCCGTAAAAAGCACACTCATTCATTTTCCCAGCAATGACGGGTTCAAACAAAAAATGAAACTCAACATTATTATAAGATGCTCCAGCAGGAGGAACTCCAAATTGACTTGCTCCAATTTGACTTGATACCCCAATAGCAAATTCTAAATCAACCATTCTGCTATTTTTTTTGAAATTGAAAGACCAACCCGTATTGGTAATTAATGGATTTATGGTGGGGCTTCCCCCCGCCATAATCGCAAAAGCAACTGGCACCCATTCTTTATTATTTATTGACCCAGTTGTTTCATATATCAGATTAGACCATTCTAAACCTCGCAAATTGTATGTGATAAGTCCATCAGCACTGCTTGGTAATGTAACAGACCCTTCTGTTGAAAAACTTATTGTTTTCAAAGCAAACTGGTCGTATTTATCCCACATCTCTCCCATCACATTTTTTAAATCAATATTTTGAAATGTGAATGCAGTCTTTTCGGTATTAATCGTGCACGGATTTATCGTTGATTTAGTAGATAATATTAATGAAGCACTATCTGATAGCATTTATATATTATTAATAGATTTTTTTATTCCTTAACTCCCACAATTGAAAATGAAAATGTTGTTAAACCAATTGAAAGAGAGAATAGTCCTCCCCCATTGGCTGTAACCCAAGTAGTAAATGTTAAATCCACATTCTCACTCTCGGGTTTGCGAAAGGTTGTAACTGACATTGGTGCTTCACAAAATTCGGCATCTGCTTGATTTGCGGTTTGATAATATAACTGTGATGAAAATGCCTGCCCTTGTGTATATCCATTTGTGACTCGCAATGTATTGATAAATTGTAACCCATCCACCTGCCACCACATTCGGCGACTTGCTCCTGTTGGATTAGCATTTGCCGCTATACCAATAGTATTAAAAATTAAATTAAACTTTGTATATTTGTCCCATAAAGTGCCTAAAATATGTCGCATATTGATATTTGTAAAAGTGGCAACTGTTCTATTTGCGTTTAGCGTTCCATATTCATTTGTGGCTCCTGCTGTCAAAATCTTTGTGCTTAATGTAAAATTCACCTGCTCGTTTTGATATAGCATTGAGTATGGACTTCTATAAATTTTTGTATCATCAATCGGAACAAACGCTAAGAAATAAGCGCGCTGTAAAACTATCGCAGTTGTTGCTCCCGCTTCATCTATCCATTCAAGAGTCAGTTGGACGTTTTTTGTATCCGGTTTTATCATTACAAAACTATGTGTATTTGAAGAGCGGTTAAATTGATTTGGGGAAAAACCAGCAGTTGTAATTAAGTTTGTTTCATCTATTGCCGTTTGAAATCCTGGCGGTTTGCCCTGATACGACGCCTGTATCAGATTGAGACCATTTTGATAAAGGGTTGCTATTCCGATTCCAGTTGTATTATTACCTGTATCCGCAATATACACTTTGAAATACTTGTATTTGCTCCATAAGGTTTCACCTAAAACAATTCGTAAATCAAAATTGAAGGTTGCCGACATTTGATTTGCCGATCTTATCCCTGTTTGTGATAGTGTTGTTGTTAAAGACCCAGTATTTAACCACAATTTTGCAATCTCTTTATCCATTTATAATAAACATAGATTTTATTATAAATATTTTAAATAAAGATTATTTTTTCTTAAGAATATGGGTGGATTTTATTAAGAGGATGGGGTGGTTTCCCTACTTAGAATCTAGCATAACAAGTACCATCTGAAAAAACCAAAACTTGGTCGAATGAGGCCATGGCAGTTTGGAGGACAGTAATAGCAGCACCGGAGTTTTGGTAATAATTGATAATGCTGAAAATATCAGATGTGTTAGTATTAGTTCCGGAGAATATAGAAGCTTTATCGGCATTTTGGTAAATTTCCATATCAATGCCAATGGTGAATGAACCGGAATCTTCAGTCGAAGCTTGGACTAATCCTACAGCAGTATTTGGTAAATCGAGAGAAAATGCAGTAAAATCAATTGAAGGTTGATTTTGAAGATCCGCAACTGAACCAAAACATTTAATAGCTTCAGTGTAAATTTCGGGATATGTAGTGGGAGCCGAACTAGGAATTATTTCCGAACCCACCCTAAATTGATAACCTATACTATTAGAAGAACCTACACCAAAAGCACAATGAGAAGAAGGGTATTGGGCGGCTAAACCTGCTGTTTGTCTAGTGACTACCAAAATATTCTTAAGGGAACTAAATTTAGCAGGAATAGGGAAGGAAACTTGAGTTTGAACTCCGTTGGCAAGAGATGCGGAGTTGGTGTAAGTTCTCCAAGAAGGAACAACCATTTGAAGAGGGTTGGAACTACCGGCTTTAATAGCACTGATGGCGGAATCGGGAAGCTCTAAGAATTCACCGCAATAATTACAATTGGAAAGAGTAAAATTTAAACCTGCTCCACCTTCAACCATCATACTTCTAATGAGGGATGATTGTAAAACAAGCTCGATTCTGAGGGGTGCGCCGGTCATCTCCCAAAGGGGGAGGTATCTATCACCACTTAAAGCACCGGTTAATGAAACCAAGTTAATAGCAAAAGGGAATGAAGTTGTGGCAGCAGGAAGAGCACCAAGAGCTCTTCCTCTATTAACTGAACGAACGTTTTGTAAGGCGCCCGATCCAGTTCCGGTAGCTGAAAATTCTTCATTGGTTCCAGTTGTGATTGAGAATCTTCCTTTAATAGCATCTTCTGAAGCTTGGTAATCGTATAAAACCTTGGCTAATTGGCCGTAGTTATCAATATCCTCGAGTAAGTTGCTTCCATGGAATACACGGATTCTTTGGATGAATTGATGCCAACCGCAAGATTCTAAACAAGAACTTGTAGCAGCGCCGGATAAGATTAAATTAAAACTACCTTTTAAATAAGATTCAGAAGGAATCAAGGCAGTGTTGTTTCTGGTAGGAATGTTAATAATAACAGTATCACCGGGATTATAATTTCCGGTTCCGCCTTGGGGTTGGATCTGGGTCAGATATCTTCTTGCAGAAGCACTTTCAACCTTTGATTGAAATTTCAAATTGGAGGGGATCATTTATAATAATAACAAATAAAAAAAAATAATATAAAAAATATATTATTTTTATTAAAAAGAATTAAAAAGAATTAAAAAGAATTTATTTTCTTATCTTTGTTCTTTTTAAAAAAAAGAACTACAAAAATTATTTTCTTATCTTTTCCAATCCGGCAGTTTTTTTAACTACGGCATCCGCGATTTTCTTAACAATTGGGTTTGTCATTAATGGCATTTTATTTCCTATTCTATTTTTTCCTAATGGCATTTTATATCCAATCATGGCTCTTCCTAAAGGCATTTTGTATCCTATCATTTATATTAATAACAAATAAAAAAAATAATAAATTTTTTGTAATTAAAAAAAAGAATTAAAAAGGAGGGGTGATAGGGGAACCTTGGTTCCCTACTCGGTAAATTTAACACAATCTAATTGAAGAAGCATTTGGTAATTTATACCGTTTAAATCTATCAATCGGCCATCATTATCAATTATTCTTATTTGTATTTGGTCTAATTTATTAATATATAAATTGGTCTTAAAGCCATTTGGATTCTGATAATTGATAATACTAAAAGGAGCAACATAAACGGGGATGGTTGCTAAAATATTTAAATTATTGCTTTGAGCTACATTTATATTACCAGTTGGAAAATTACATTCAATATTTAAAGCTCTTATTTGGTTTAAATTACAAACATCCCGCGCGTATAAGATATTTCCTTGAGATGTTGTGTTTGTGGTTTTTGAAAATCCGATTGCGTGATTAAATGTATTTGCGTATATTGTAAAATTTGATGTAGTATGTGTAAAAAGCAATTTAGATGTTGTTGTACTATATGTTATATTATAGTTAGCTCCCATTGCGGATTTTAAAAGATCTATTATTTGCGTTATAGTATAATTACCAGCTGGAACATTATAAACAGTTGGTGATGGAGCGCCCACAAGTCCAAATTCGAAAGTATTATCAACGGATGTTATACTATAAAATGAATATGGAATCTGAGCTGATACTAATGTTAAATAGATGTGGTGACCGTCTTCGATTTCAATAACTGGTAAAAAATATACACAGTTAGCAGTATTATCATCAATCGTTTGTGTTGCATATCGCGAATTTAAATATATTTGTATAGATTCATTCTGCATTATATCTTATTATATAGTGTTATTTTTTATAATTGTTAATGGATTAAAATTTCTATACATTTTATTTTCAATCGTGTCAATATCCAAATGTGAATACTCTTCCTTAAAAGCATAGTCAAATAGTTTTTTGGCATCTTCCTCTTTCATTTGTAATAACTCTTTATTGATTGTTAAAAACTCTTCACTGTTTTTGGGTTTAAAAATAGTTGCATAGGACGTTTGTTTTCTTAACATTTTAGGCATGTATAAAAAGGATTGAATTAAAAATATGAAACAGGTATTTAAATGTCGGGCTTTAATCAACATTTTGTTTAACAATCTTTGAACGTCTTTTTCCTTAAGTGAGCTGGCGAAGTCATCAATGATAACGCAATTATATTCAATCTCATCATCTTCATCATTTGCTTCTTTAATAGAAATCAATTCATCATTAAGTTCTTCCAATGATTGCTGGTTCAATTCGTGATACACTTTATCGTGATTTTCGAATGGGTGGTTTTGAACCGAGTTAAAACTAATAGATGGAGTATATAAATAAAGATTGTGAAACTTACGATGATATGAACCATTTTTTTTAAACTGACTCAATAGCAATGAGGTCTTACCCGACCCGCCGGAACCTACTAATAAAAATATCATTCCATTACGTCTGCTTATACCATCGGGGATATCCTTAATATATTTATCCATCTTTTCCTTAATCGGCTTTGTCATTTTTATATCAGGGTTTAGTTCTTCTTTAATATCAATGATAGTCATTATTATTATTAATGCAGATTTATTTTTTACATTTAATTAAGCAAAAATAAAAATCTTATGTATATATATATGACCGAACCACTCACAAAAGAAAAGAAACCCAGAACTGAAGCCCAGCTTAAAGCTACCGAACGAATGAGAGAAGCGCTCGAAAAGAAGCGATTGACACCGAGTGAAAAGAAATTGAGATTAAAAGCCATTAAGGATCAATTAAACGGAATAGGAAATGTTGAAGTGAATGATGATATTGATGATGAACCCTTGCCCGAACTTCCAAAAGAGATTTTGGAACAAATACCTAAAAAAGTTTTAAAAGTAGGGAAACCACCAACTCCTATTAAAAAAGAACCAAAAGTTGTTTATGAATCAGGGTCAGAACAAAGCGAGGAAATAATAGTTGTTAAAAAAAAGAAGAAGCCAAAAAGAAAAACAATTATATATGAAGAATCTGAAAGTGAAGATGAAATTGAAATTGAAACTAAACCTCAAACTCGGGAAACTAAAACACAAAAAAATGTTAAAAGTAAATTTAAAATTTCAACTCCGGAACCCGCTCCAATTTGTTATTTTGAGTAGGCAAAAAGTAAAAATTGTTAAGAGAAAATTGACTTAATTTTTGACACATTTTTTTATTAAAATCTTGTTATATATACGTATATATAATAAGCGTCTTATAATACTATTCATAAATTTACATAGAATTCTATAGTTTTATATAAAAATATATTTTTTTTGTTTTCAAACATTTATATATAATAAAATTCAAATGTATATATAATTTTTTTCATACATAGATATGTTAAACTAGCATATAGCAAAACTAAAGTTAAGTTCAAACTTAATATTAAATGATAACTAACTTAAGCTTAAACTTAACATTAAATGATAACTAACTTAAGTTTAAACTTAACATTTTTTATTAATAAGTTAAGTGTTTAATATAAAATAAATATCTAATATATTTTATATGTATATAGTTGAATCAACTCGTAAAAAAACAGGTAAGCGATTTATGGCAATTTTCCATGATGGAAAAACAATTCATTTTGGAAGTTATGGAGGACAAGCTTATATAGACCATGGAGATAAGGATAAAAAAACAAACTATATAAAACGCCACCAATCAAGGGAAAACTGGACTACACCGTATAATGCCGGCTCATTGAGTAGATGGATTTTATGGGGTGATAGTCCAAGTATTGATGAAAACATCAAAGCTTTTAAAAAAAGATTTAATATTGTTTAAAAGGAGGGGTGGTAGGGGAACCTTGGTTCCCTACTTCAGTAGTTATAATTTGAATCACAATTTGTATGAATCGCCGACCAAGCTAAAAAATGATAGATTTTATCGGGATTTTTACGGAGGAATTCTTCTAAATTTTTAAGGTCATCATTTCGTATTTTGGTTTTGAATTCAAATTTGTTTTTATCATCAATTCTTTTACAATTGAGGCATAAATTATCTTTCATAATACAGCATAAATGCCAACTTTCGCATTTATAACATTTGGATATCATATGTTTCTTATATAGATTTTATTATAATAAATGTTTTGATTTTTTTAACATTTATATTTATATTTTATACTTGTATAAATTGTTTTGAAAAGTGGGTGGGTAGGTGAGGTTGGTATTCAAAAAAAATCCATATAGAAAAAAAATAAAAAAAAGGAAAACGACATGACGAAAAAAAAAATGAAATCGTAATCAATCAAAAACACCCTCCACCACCCTCCACCCCTCCACCTATCAAAATATATATATAAAATACAATAAAATATACAATGAATATAATAAAAAAAAAAACATTGGGTGGAGGGTCTGGTGGAGGGGTCTTGAAAAGGTGGAGGGTTGTAAATAAAAAAACATATAAATGTCTTTTTATTTGAATTTTTATATAAGTTTCTAACAAAATATTATTATAATTTATAAATAGTTCCAAAGTTCCAATTATTCCACTATTTTAAAAAGTTTGTATATAATAAAAAAGAGGGTATAGGGTTGAGGGTCTTATACCCTCAACCCCCTACCCCCTAAATGAATATAATAAAATGTTTTTAAAAAAGTGTAATTTTTGGAACTTTGGAACTATTTTGGAACTTTAATATATTTATATTTTTTATAAATATATCCATTTTATAAATTATTATTATTTTTTTAATTTTTAGATTCAGCTACAGCTTTATTATTATATTCCTTTATTTTAATGCTTGTAAAAACTCTTTTATTTTTATTTTCTCCTGCTGTAGGTTTAACTTTAAAAACATTCATAGAATTTAACTCTGCTTCAATACTCTTTTTTTTTGTGTTTATTTTTGTAATAATTAAATCATATACAATATCAACCAATAAAACATCTTTTTTATTATCTGTAATTTCAAAATTTTCATCAATACATTTAAATAGTTCTGATACTTCATATTTTTCGGGTTCAACATTAATTTCAACTTTATCATTAATATAATTTTCATATATCAAATAAACACATGCGTTCATCCAATTCTCATTAGCACATTTATTTTTTATTTCATTATCTGCTATTTTAAAACGTTTCATCTCTTTTTCATCTCTTTTTTTTTCATTTATTTCCTCTATCATTAAATTATACTCATCATTTGAAACAAATTGAACTACAGATTGAAACTCTAAACGCGTTTGATTACAATCAGCTTCACTTACTTTCAAACTACTATTTCCTTTTATATAAAATGTTGTATCAATATTAATATGGGTATCAAAACGGTCATAATTACGTCTTGCAACAATTGTGTCATCACCTCCTGTAATTTTTTTAAACATTTTGCTATTTAGATATAAATCGCTATTATCTGCTGGTATCTCCTGATTTACAGCTAATCTTACAAATTCTAAATCTAATAACCAATATAATTTTTTAGAACAATCTAAATTTTCCAATCCTTCTGTTTTTTTATTGAATAATAAATTTCCTAATTCAAAAGTGCTTACATAATCTTCAAATGCTTGTTTTAATAATTTATATTCGACTCCCTTACCTGAATTACGGCTCCCATGATATGAAGCCCATCTTTTATCAATAGAATGTCCGTTTAAGGCTCTACTTAAAAAATTTAATGCTGTTGTTGTATCATTACCATAAGCGGTTTCAAAAATACTTTTTTTCACATCATCAATATCATTTTTATCAGGTTTTTTGAAATATTCTCCATATTCTCTATTTATTTTAATAGTTGAATAAATAGGATTTTTTTTGAAATATTCTTCATCATTCCAATAATAAAAATTCTTATTTTTAAAATCCAATACTCCATCATTAAAACAAACTTTTCCGCGTGTTGTTGTATGAAATTTATCATAAAGATGTAAGTCTTCATTTTCAATTTTAATGCTATTAATAAGACTTGCCAAAATATTATTAGCCTTTGTAATTTGTTGAGCGTATGCTATCAATTTATTTTTATCATTGGTTAAATATATTTTGCTTTTTTGTATAAAATACAAAAGCTCATCTTTTATTTTATCTTGGTTTGTAATCCATATATTATTTTTTAAAAAAAATAATCTTCCTTTATATGATTTTAATCTTAATTTTAAAAGATTAAATATATACATAGAGGCCTCCTCATCACTACTACAAAAAATAACATCTTCAATCTTTTCATCGGCTTTTACATCATCTTTTACTTCACTTTTTTTAATTTGGGGTTTATCAACCTTTTTTACATTCTTTTTTTCATACATCATTTTTTTAATATCATCAAATTTTGTTGGATCATCAGTTTTAGCATATAATATCAATGTTCCAATATTTAGACTATTATCAGCTTTTAAACTGTTCCATGTAGATTCACAATTTTTATGTTCGTATTTACTGCTTTTACTGGAAAACTGATGATACATATCAGGACCAATACCTAACTTTTTTAATATCATCCCTACCTTTAACCAATCTTCTCTATCATCAGCTCTTGATATACTCAAACAATCAAGAAGTTCATACATATAAGGTATATAATCGTCAGTATTCATATTATATTTTGAGGGTTTATTTTCTATAGGAATTATACCAAATCCCGCGGTTTCTTGTTTAGGTTCTTCAATAGGTTTATTAATACCGTTTTTTATATCAATCAATCCTTGAATGTAATTTATTAAATCTTCGGGCATATCTTTTTTAATACTTCCTTTTCTCAATTTGTAAGTTACCAAAGTTCCATCTAATAAATTATATCTTGTAGGAGGAGCAATAACAAATCTACCATTATTTAAAAAATCAATTTTTTTTGATTCGCCAATTTTCAATGCACTATCAATATTTACATAATTAAAATAAATATGATATCCATTTTTAGTTTCTACAATGTAATAATTATTTTGAAAAAATTTAAATTTTATATTATCTTCATTGAATACATTTTTATCATC